AATTGTTTTCCAAAAAGTTGAACTTGCAATCGAGCCCGTTCCGCGCCGGCGCTCATACCGGAAAGAACCGACGTTAGGTCTCGGAAAATGTCGATCTCGGGTCTTAGCAAACCACCAGCGTCGGCAATACTTACGCCCAATTCTTTGAACAGATCGGCCTGTTCCTTTTGACCATCAGCGGCAGCTCCAAGCGTTACTGAGAAGCGATCCCACATCTGAGCGGCGTTATCGGCTTCTTTCCCCGATTGCACCATCGCGCTTTGCAGGGCCAAGACTTCCTCAATCGCCAGACCCGAGCCTTCAGCGAAGTCGTTAACTGCATCTGCGGCTTTGAAAAATGAAGTAGCAAACGCTCCAGCGGCAGCGGCAGCTAGTAACATCGGGCTTCGTAAAGCGCCCATCGCAGTGCCAAGCAAATTGACACTGACTTGCATTTCGCGGGTTTTGGCTTTGGCCCTGTCGATCTCTTGAACGAACTTTGCGCTCTCAAGACCTAGCGCGACTTGCAGGGCTGCGATTAGCTTACCGGCCATTGTTTCCCCCTAAGATGTCTAAAAACTCTGACTTGAACCCCGGCAGACTTGTAAACGCCAGGAAGTCTCGCTCTTGTCTTGTCATGTAGTTTGGAGGGATGAAATACTCCTCCAGATGCGGGAAAAACTCACGGCTCTTGATCGGGTTTTTAGACAGCGCGTTATAAACAATCGCCATTAAATGCGAGATCAACATTAAGTTTTGTCTCGCGCCAATCATGCCATCGCGGTACATCAATTCTAACTCTCGCGTGGTCACTACATCAAGGCTTTCTATAACCTCGGGAGACTGACCGTTAAAGATCATCGCCGCCCGAATCTGCCGATATAGTGACCGCTTCAGTTTTTTTCGACTTCCTTATAGTCTGGGTTTACTGCCTTTTCGATGAGCTCGGTTAGATGCTTAATCTGCGCCGGCGAGAAGGCTTCGGAAATATCCTCATAGGAAAGCGCAAAGAGCTCTTGCCCTTCCTCGAAACCAACTAAATTTATAAGCGCAATCTCGCGCATGATCTCTTGGGCTTTGAACCGTGATGCCTCTTTTAGGCTTCGCCCCTCGACCACAATGTCATCGTCTTTACGCTCAACCTCAACAGTTTTATTGATCTTGTAGAGCTTCTCAAACGTATCGACTAGCTTTGTGTATTCCTGTTCTAACAAAGCATCGGGAGGGTTTTTAATCTTTCCCTCAAGCTCAAGCATTTCCTTCCTGGTGGGAAGATAGACCTTTAGCGCATGACCAGCGAAATCAATGTCTGCGTATTTCTGTCTTTGGAATGAAGAACCGAATTTGTCTTGTAATCTCATTTTCTAACCTTTGCTCGTTGTTTTGCCGCCCAAAGATCCATGTGAGCGCTCATAAGAGACGCTAACCGATCAAGAGCGGAGCTTGCCATTGATTGAAAACTGTTTCGTATAAAAGGCTTAGCCGGCATTTCAGCCGTACCGAATTCTATAGCCTCTGCTGCGGGTCTGTACTCACCCTTAGCGTCCCTGTAACCAACACCGACATCGACAAACCCAAAAGCGACAGTATCGCGGCTAAGATACTTTTTAGATTTGTCTTTTCGCGTGGCTACTTTTGCGCCGTTGCGAACCTTAAGTTGGAGCTTTCCGGTATCGACAGGAACTCTTGCCCGGATCGCTGCCTTGACAGGCTCCATCGCAGACTTTAAGCCTGGAAGCAAAGATCGCCTTGCTTTGGTCGTGCCGAACTCTTGAGCTAATTCTAAAAGCGAATCCTCAAACTCTCGGAAGCCCTTAACCTCAATCTTTCCCATTGGTCACGATCTTCTTAAAGATTAGATCGTTGAGACGAATTACATAATTAACTACTTCGTCTGGTGTCATGTCTGGCGCATGGTTCTCTGCGATCTTGTGGCAAAGACTAATGTTGATGAGCCTTTGTTGAGGATACCCAAACCAGTTCTTAGAACCGGTCTGGGCTTGCGTGACTAGATAAGCCAGCAGATCATCACTCGCTCTTTGCATGAGCTCTCAACACTGAAAGACAGACTGCTTCGGCCCCACCGGGGCTGGCTTCCTGTAAGGCGGCATCCACCTCTTGAAGGGTAAAGGGATGCCCTTTTGCCATTGCATGAAGGTCGCCCCTAAATTCCGCCATCAGCGCAACTAATTCATCAAGTGTTGTTTGACCAGCCATATTGATTGCCTCGCGGGTGAATCGTAAAAGTAACTTGAGCCTCTGCGCCTGGAGCGGGATCAATCGTCCATTGCGATACGCGGCCATTAAAAGCGTAGTTCACAATGTTAGTTCCATCTGTCGCAGAAATCACAAATGTACGGTCAATGGTTCCGTTGTAAGCATCTGCGCGAAGCAAAAGAAGGTTTGTGTCGGCAGGATTCCATGCGGCCACAACCGTCATGGAAGTTGGCGCAGACTGAACTGGGATCTTGTCAGACTGACGCGAGCCAGCAACCGAGAAGTTAGCAACCGCATCATCTTGACCGAATGCGGGAATCGCCTCAACCGGAACAAGATTGCCAGAAACGGCAATCGCGGAAGTCGAAGCATAAACGCTAAGGTTGGCCGTTGTTAAAACGGTTGGAGTAGCCCCCGGCTGGCAGTATAAAGAGGCTGAAAAGCCGGGTAAAACTTTTGATGGGAGTGCCATTTTTCACCTCATGAAGGAATGTCTAAAGTACAGTCTAAAACAATTTGATGTAGCTTGCTGTCATTGTCGTATGTATGGAAAAGCCAATCAACGTCAACTTTCGCCACAAAAAATAATCCACCGAACGTCCCTTGGTAGCCATGCAGGGCATCGACAATCTGCTGAGCCTTCGCGTAGCAATTCGCCATCTGCTGAGCGAAGACTGTCGTTTGAAAGACAGGTCGATCTATACCCTTAACTGACTGCGGCCCTGTGTACACCGGCTGATGCACATCTCTCAGCTGCCAAGTAACAAACGTTGGCTCAGTTGCAAAGTTGCGGTTAAACACCGCATACACCGGAGTCGGCGTACAAACAGTATTTAGCTGCGCCTGTATCGCCTGAGCATAGGTAACGGCTGAATTCTGACCCATCAGACTGCAACCGTTGGTTCGTTACGGTAACAAGTAAACGTCACCCACTGCCTATCGTCGTGCTCGTAAACCTCAGCGATCCGCCAAGACTTCTCGCGGAAAGAAATACTGTAAGCCTCTTGAGCATCCGAGATTGTCCGCATGTTAGGCGTGTAGTTCACGGTGAACTCAATCATGTTGTCGTATTGCCGAAACTTCTCAAGCGTCCTAATGCGGTTATGCACAGATTTTGTTTTTGCTCGCGTCTGAAACCACGCAGTCTCTGTCGTTGTCTGCTCGCCAAGATTGGTAAGACCAAACGTCAGATTGTTAATGGTGATTTGATCAACGCGTAAAACCATTATGCACTCATAAAATTAAAGGTTTGTACGGTCTCAACAACTGGTCAATCGCCCACGGTAGCTGATACTGCTTAGCCTCGGAGATTGCAGAGCGGTTGTTGTAGAAATGCGTGAGAAGCATGAGACCAGCTTGCTTAACCACGGGATACTGCCCGATAACACTGCCCTGTAACGTGTACTGGCACAGCATCGGAGCTGTCATGTAAGTATTGACGTTGTTGGGAACCTCAAACAGAACCAACTTGTTCCCTGTCGGGTCATAGTAATACTGCGAGCTTGCAATCGTCGTTAGAACCGGAGGGTTTAAGTCGTTGTAGTACTTCACCCAGTTGATTGTGACTCCGTTTTGCGAAACCTCGGGAAGATCTAAAGACACCGGAGCTGCCATCAAACCAGAGATTAGATACGAAGCCTGATACGTCACATTGAAGATTGGCACACCCAAATAATCCTCAATTGCCATGCGTGTAGCCAACTCAAGCTGCGACAGGAATTCATCCTGCGATTCATCAGCAAAGAGATTGAGTTGGTTGGTGATTTCGTCAAGCGTAAGCCATTGCGTAACCGGATCGCGGTTACTTTGAATGACCTTCGAGTAGTTGAACGGGTTACGAGAACCCGCTCCGAAATTACCTTGCAGTTGGCTTGGCATGTTAGGTTCCGATCAAACGAACACCAGCGGTTACATCACGAACCGTCGAGACCAAACGCTTTTCCGCGTAGATCGTGATTGTCCCAGGCTGCGTTTGCTCCATGCGTTGCAACGTCATTTCTGAATGGTCAACAATCCACATAAACCGAGGCCAGTTGGCTAGGTAAATTGGAGAAGCGCCAACAGCGGGAGCATCCAAGTAGGGATTGGCAATAACCGGCCATCCCATGATGTTTACAGCAGGGCCTTCGCCTTCCTCGCCAACTTCAACAAGCGCGTAAGAATTGCCGCTATGCGTGTATTTCCTGAGCGTTTGAATCGCCGTGGGGTGCATCATCCACGCCGTTCCTGGCATCTTCCAAAACTGCCCAGGAAGAGCGTTAGCAACGTCCACAAGCGTTTCCCACTCAATTCCGCCGCTATGCGTATAGCCGACAGTATTAAGCGTGTGGATGCCGTTAGTAATCGCGGTTCCTGAGCTGCCATAAACCGCCGTAGAACCCGCCGTTCCTGCGTACATCTTAAGACCACGGAGACCATTAGTTGCGCCTGTGCTCGTGGTTGTCGATCCTGCCTGATCGTTATTGACTGCCATAGACGCGGCTTCGATCTGGCTAAATTCCATCGCAAGATCTTCAGCAAGCGCAGCATCTAAACCATTAATGTCATCCATCGCTGCCGCGCGGATAGGCATCTGAGCCGAAATAACGCGCATTGGAAGTTGCCAAATGCTTGTGGCGATATTGGGCGATCCGCTGTTAGCGTTGACCGTATATCCCCAGGGGTTTGTGCTGTTTGCAGCGTTACCCGTCTTGACCGTGAACTGAATATCTGAATCCGCTGTCATCGTCTGGTTAGCGTAAACCCGGAAAGGGTTCCAATAACGCAGACTTGCAAATACATCTTCGTTATAGACCCGGCCACCCACGCCGGAGCCCGAACCCGTAAGGGCTGAGGCTTCAGCGAGGTTCACCTTGGCTTTGCCCTCGTGGAGAGCCTGCTTAAGCCCTTCTAAAATTACCTGTCTCATAGTCTCTCCATAGAGGGAGAGGGCTTTCGCCCTCTTAAATTAAGCCGCGGTACCAGTGGAACGGTAACGTACGCCAGCGTTAGGATCGCGCACAGAAGTTGCTGCGCGAGTCTCGCCGTAGAACGTGATCGAGCCTGGGAGCGTCTGATCGTAGCGACGCAGAACCATGCTCAGGCGCATAACGATGGTGTGGAACTGCTGCCAATCCGCGAAATACATCGGATAGTAGGAAGTCGTTCCTGCTGCGCCGGTCGTGGGCTGGCTGGGATTGTCAACATACTTATTGACCACCACATCAAAGCCAAGCAACTTTCCAACGATGCCATCATCACGCGAAAGACCGTCGATGTAGACCGGACGCTTCTGATCGTCAACCAAGCCGCGAATGCCCTGCAACAAGATTGGGTTGATCATGAATTTCGCCGTGGGAGTCCAGTATTGCTGCGGCAAACTGTAGATGAAGTTAACAACGTCTTTGTAAACGATGTTATTTGCGCCCACAGTGTTCGCGTTCGTGGTCAACTGGTCATACGTTGCCAAGCTATGCAGACCGTTGGTTGTTGCAGTACCAGAGGTTCCGAAAGAAGCCGTGGAAACCGTGCCACCCGTGTAGGTTGCATTTGCGCCGCTATATTGATCCAGACCACGCAGACCGTCAGCGCCGCCAGTGGTTACCGAGGTTCCGGTTCCGCTCTGATCGTTGTTCTGGATCATCGAGGTTGCCATTGCCTGCTGAAATTCCATCAGCATATCGTCAACAACGTTGGGTTCAAGACCATCAATATCGTCAAGCGCAGCAGTACGGATTGGGAACTGTGCGTTCAAATCTTTGAGAATCACTTGCCAAATCGACGTTGCTTCAGTCGTGGGTGCGCCGTTATTTTGAACGGTGTAACCCCACTGGGCACCAGCATTACCGGTCTTGACGCGGAACTGATAAGCCGAACCATCAGTTGCAACAATGCGTGACAAATCCATCATTGGGTTTGCAAGACGCTTAGCAGCAAACACGGGATCGTAAGCGGTACGGCCACCAACGTCATAACCCGAGCCGGTAAGCGCAGATGCTTCACGGATGTAACCGTCAAACTGGTCTACCGATTCAAAGATCTTGACTTCGCGCTCAACCTGATTGCCACCCTTCATGTACTCTTTAAGCACATCACGGAAGCGACGGTTTGCCTCACCACGAACAGTCTTGTGGATGGGGCGAATGATCGAAGGAGCGGCAATTTTTGCCTCAAGAGCGGCAAGTTTTTGCTCGGTTTCTGCTTTAACTGCCTGTACAGCTTCGGTAACTTGCGTCTTTACAGCCTCAGCGGTCTCAGCAAGTTTTGCAGCGTTAGATGCTTCGATTGCATCTAGTTTCTCAA